TGCGGCGCTCGATGTTTGGTGGGCAGGTTGCGTCCACGGTCGGCGACAAGGCGAACCTGATCGTGGGGTCTTTGGCAAGTTCCTGCACGTTTTCCCACAGCTCTGTTATTGACTCGGCGATAAACGCGACGGTGACAAGCACCCGACCGTCTGACAGGTTGACGCATCTGGTCGCGCTGTATCTGGAGTCGTCCAGCGACGATTCAATTGCCACGACCCCACCGCTAGGCACGTCCCCTGTGTATTCCAATGACGGCCAGCGCCCTGGCTCAATCCATCCGCGCACAACACTCACCCAAAGGTTTAGGGATGCGCGCAAGAATGACGCGCGATCGGGGTTTGTGGATTCTTGTCTGATGGTGTCCATGTCCAACGTGTAACCGAGTGCAGGGTTACCCCACGCCCATGACGCTGGGTGCAACGGGTCAAGGCTTGGGTCGGGAGACCATTCCGCCATATACATCGTTGACGGCTCACCCTTGTCAATGGCTCGAATGCCAGCCTCACGCCAACGCTGGAACAACACACTTTCTTCGGTGCCAGCCGTGCTGAAAAAGCAAGCCAAGGGATTTTTTCGTGCGCGCTGTGCCGGCAAGAGCCCCCCTTCGACAGAATCGGGGTTGACATCAAATAATTCGTCTACCACACATAAGTCAATTGACATACCGTGACCTTGATTGGGTTTCAACGCCTTCACCCACCACTTGCTGCCGTCTGGCATCGTGGCCTGATAACGGCCGTACGACTTAACGATCTTGGCGCCGTAATACTCCTCAAGAATTGGTGCAAGATCATCAAACAACAAGCAAGCCAAATCCAATCGGTGCGCGCCCGAAACAATGGTTTGTTTCTGTCCACGTATCTTTGGCATTTCGACTAACCAGGCGAGAATTAGTGCCTGAATAATAGTTGTCTTACCATTTTGGCGCGCCACCGAACAGAGCGTTGAACGATGAACAAAGTGATTGTTCTCATCTACTGCAAGCATTTTTTCAAGTACATGCTTTTGCCACGGCATAAGTGTTACGCCAAGAACCTTCTGGGCCATGTCCCCCACAAGTCCCCCGAATGAGCTCACGTAGTCCGGGCTGATCGTTTCCAGTCTTGGCCGATCATGGTTGGTTGGCGCTGGTTCAGGCTGATCTTGGCTGGTGGCGACAAAATGATGGATGGGGCTCGGGGGCAGTTGAGAGCTGTATAAAAAATCGTTTATTGCTTTTTCCCTGTTTTGTTTTGCGTTTGCCAATTTTTTATTGCGATACGTTGCGCCTCGAGCGCTGTTGCATGGCTTGCATGCTGCGACGTATCCGTCTTCTATTGTTCCGCCTTTGTCTGATTCGACTAGGTGATCTAGTTCTGTTGCTGTGTTGCGTTTGCACCAATGACACAATGGTTGATCGCGCAACAGTTCAGCCCGTGCCTGTTTGTAAACCTGCGTGTCGTGTTCAGTTAGTTTGCGTGTCATGCTCGCGCGCTTCGCTTGCGCTGACGCGGCGCTTGCGCGCCTTGTCCACGATTGTTGTTTGTCATGTTTGTTGTCGGGTTCATGTTTGTGCTTTCTTTGTTTGTTAACTGTATGTCATCTGCAGGTCAAGAGATGTGTGAATGCTCCACCCTCTGGATTGCCCATCCCAGATCCCTATTGCATTACTTCATCAGTCTGTTTACTGATCGCCCAGTCGCATTGCCCAAAGCATTTCGTCTTGCATGATTCGAGGCGCGACCGTCTACCCACGCTTTCCGTGTGTTACCCGATCACCTTGCGACGGTGTAGGTCGTGCTACTAGCCGATTGTTACTGTCTGGGATTGCTGAGAGTGTAGAGAATGTACTCCATGTCACTTGGCTTCCATACCGCTGCATGACAACCAGCTATCTCGCAAGCGTTAAGCCATATCTTTTGTCCAGGTGTCAATTTGCCCTTCTCTGCTTTCAACTCAATGACCAATGGCCGACCGCCTTGGAATGGGTGCACCATGAACAGATCAGGGAAACCCACATCGCCTTGGACGTTTGTCATCCAGCGCCCTCGAGTGTTCTGTGCCGGCAAATCATGATGCACTAACCAGCCGTAACGCTTAGCAACGCTAATCACCATGTCCTTAAAATCGGCTTCGCTGATCTTTGGGTTTAATTTCATTCTTTTGCTTCGCGCATTTGTGCCTGCCATATGGCATCGGCGAGGTTCTTGGCTGTCCATTGCAGCTTTTGTAGCACGTCATCGCTATGCAGAAATTCGTGACCTGTTTTTAGCCGCTCAATCAAATCAAGCACACGGTCAAGGACGCTTATTAGTTCACGCATTGTCATTTCTTCTCCTGCCACATAATTACTAAAATCGTTCCCCAAATGCCCATGACAATTCCAATAATGTTGAATGCCACGTAACTCATTTCAGGCGCTCAATAATCTTGGATGCTTCATGCGATTTCAACAGCTCTAAGACCGCGCTGTCGTCGTTTAGTTCGCGATGTATGAACTCCAACAATCCCAGATCATCCATGTTGGCGTCTTTGGCCAGTTTCTTGATGTAACCAATTTGCTTAGGTGTGGCAAATGCACCAGAGGGTATGTGCACAGGGTTCTGCCGTGTATCGGTTGGTGTGCTTAGGCGCTCGACCTTTTGCATTTCGTTGCGTGACGGCCTAGGGCCGCTTGCAGGTGCTTGAAGTGGGCAATTGGCAATAGCGCGACCAATGGCGCTTGTTTCACAGTTCTCCACAAATGATGTGGCATTGACGCCACGATCGCTTTTAATTTCTTCCGCATAGCCCGTAGCGACTGGCACCTTGTCGTCCTTGTCGGCGTACAGTTCGCAGTAGAACACGCAGGCATCGCCTGTGTAATTCATCATGCACGTGTAAACGCGCCCGTTCGGATATGCAGCCCACCAGCGCACCAAGCGTTGCTCAACTGTCTCGTAGTTGCTTAGGTCAAAGCCCATTAGATGCCAGCCCAGACGCTTAGACGCTGTGCATGGTCATGCGCGCCACCGCGCTGTGCGTAAGCCAGTTCGCCTGTGTTGCGGATAATGCCCTTGCGTGCAGCTGCGTTAAGGCGTCCTGCTAGACCCTTGGTTACGGGGAACTGATCGCCTAAGTGTTTCCACACATCGTCAGCGGTGAAAAATCCTTTAGCGCGCGCAACGTGCCTGATCGCAGCGTCAACTTGGTTTTGTTGTGGTCGTGTCCAGCGCGCGTCAGCTGATGATTGTGATGCAAGCATGCCCTCAATAAATGGGGCGTTCTTTCGTGCCGGCACACGGCCATCACAGACAAAGTGTGTTTTGCCTGTTATTTCAGGGTAAGCAATTTGTTCTTTGCAGATTGTGCAGGTTTTCATTGTCGGAATCTCCTTGTCGGTTAGGAATGTGCTTGTAATGCTTTAATTGCTAAGTCGAGTGTAGTCACATCGTGCAATGGCATCGGTTCTTCTAATGACAACGAGTTCTTCATGCCTTTAAGACGCTGAATAATGCTTGCGTGCGGGTTAGTGCTGATGTCTGCAATTTCGTTAATCAAATTAAAGATTGCCATGTCGTGTTTTGTTGTCATCATTTGCTCCATTACCATTCGTCGGGTTTCTTCTGATAGTTCGCCTTGATTCCATGCAACACCTTCGCTCATTTCACACTCCATGGCCCCCAGCCGAACCCGTAGCGCTCGACTCCGTAGTTGTATATTTCTAAACCTGCAAGCAAATTAGTTTGAGCCTGTAACAGATCTGACGATTGGGTAATGATGCCTTTACCGATAAGCCATTTTGTCCATGACCGACCGTTAATTTGCAGCAATCCCCAGTCCTGTGATTTGTCACGGTTTAGCGTTTTGTTGTGTGCATTTGGTCGGCAGCCGCTTTCGCGTGCCATCACAGACTCAAGCACGGTGCGTTGATCTGCTGGCCAGCCTAGGTTGATGGCAAGCGCGCTGAACTGCTCACAAGCCGACGTGTACGGGTCAATGTAAATTGTGGAGCTGGTGGTTGTAGGCGGCTCGATTAGGTACGGTTCAACGCTTATCGGCTTTAAGGGCATGATGCTAGATAGGTCGCTAGACGCGCTAGGAGCCCCTGTGAGCGCCGTAACGCCAAAGACCGTACAAAGCACTAGCCCTATGATTTTCTCTGCTAAATAGTTCATTTTTTCTCCAAAGGTATTGGCACGCCCCAAGACGAAACGTGCGATCTGAATGCAATTTGTCCCATTAGGAACTTGCCCGATTCTGGGTTGGTAAAGATCTGAACCAAGATTTCTTGGCCGTTGTCCATGACTCCTGTATAGACGCTGTAATCAAAGATCTGTGGGTCAGTCATTGCCTGTCCTTTTGTCGGTAATTCGACCTTAGGGGATAGGTCAAGCCTTAGGTGGGATTTCCCCAAACACCTTTAAAAATGCGGCTTTGACAAAGATTACCGAGTCCGCTGCCTGTGGTGAAATCTCAAAGTGGAACCAATCGCCCGTGGGCGCTCCTGAAACTGTTGGCTTGCTGTACTTGCTCCATGCTTGACGATCGCAACGCCATGCGCGACCGTGCGGTGATGGAAAATAATCAATCACCATCTGGATGCCTAACTCGTTGGCGTTCGCGCACAACTTTTCTACAAACGGCAACGCAGATTTGCGTGACGATTGCGGGTGACGTGCATCGCCTCGATACGACATGTCAACCGCGCGACCAGTTGCGTGTACTGACAAACTGCCAGGCTTGCCTTTCATGTCCCTACGCCCGTAAGACCCGTTGTTCCAAAGCGCGCCACCTGAATGGTGTATCAACTGTTTAATAAACTCGTTCATGCCGGCACGTGGGCCTGCTGCTGGGCCGTCAGCGTTACCGATGTAGTCACGTGCACCTGGCACGCCAGCCTTAGCTTTCGCTGTTGACACGTCCAAAGCCTGCATCTTTAGGGTTTACCCAGCGGAGCAATGGTGGGATGATTGCTGCGATTGCACCTTTGCCGAAGTCACGTGGGTCTGTGGTTCCTGTTGAGTACACGGCGATAAGCGCGCCAACTACTGATCGTAGGTAACTGGCGATCATGGCTTTGTCTTTAGGGTTCATCGTGTCCGTCCTTTGTTTTGTTCTTTAGTCCGTTGGATGCCAATAAGCCTATAAGACCGCCAGAGAGGGTCATGAGCATTGGGTTAAGAACCGAAAATGCTTCTGCGTCGTTTGGGGCTTGCTCGAGCGGTTGGGTAACAAATAGCAGGCCATACAAAAGGGTGAAGATTGAACCGACAAACGCGCATGTCAGACCAATGCCGACGATAAGAATAAGTCGTGCTTTGATTTCGTCGTTGGTGTATCTAGCCACAGCGCCCACCGCCAACAGCAATTTCTGTTGTCAATGTAATTGCTTTGTTTTTGGTTCGAATGCAGTTCATACGTTCCCGATCAGAACAGCCAGCGCAACCCCACAAAACGACTGCAATTAACGCGCCGTAGCCGATGAGGTAACGCCATCTCATTCAAACGGTGGATTTATCGGTTCGGATGGTGGCACAAATATGTCTTGATCGGCGTCATAAGAAAAACCTACGCCTGCGTAACAGCCACGGAAGTTTGCGTTATACGAGGTTTCAAGCCATAAACCGTCAAACCCTAAAGACGCAATAAATGCTTGACCTACTGGTTCGCTTTCTGGGTACGGCAAGTTATGGATTGTTTCGTTGTTAACAACAATCACATTAATGACTGTGTTAGTTGCGTCGAGTTGCGCGTAATGTGCCATCAGAACGTGATACTTCCTGAACCCGTAAACGTGTAAACGTGAAAACCTGCACGACTAGAACTATCAATTGTTGGGCTTCCTGTTGTCGCTGTTGCAAGATCAAACGCAGTTGAGTACGCAATAATTACTACACCCGATCCACCGTTCGCACCTGCAGCTGATACACCTGACTGAAACCTACCGCCACCACCGCCACCTGTGTTTACTGTTCCTGCGTCTGGGCCGGTCACGTTATTGCCACCAGTACCACCGCCACCAGAACCACCTGAAGCTCGTGTGTTTAGGCTGGAACCACCACCACCGCCAGCGCGGGTTGTAGCGCTTCCGTTAATGCTTGATGATGTTCCAGCTCCGCCTGCTGTTGGTGTAGCGCTTCCAGCGTTGCTCGCTCCAGCACTTGCACCGCCACCACCACCACCAGCTTGATTAGCCGTAGTTGTAGAACCAAAAGATGTTCCACCAGTATTGCCTTGCGACGGGCTTGTGCTTGGTGTGTTACCTGCACCGCCAGCATAATTGACTGCTTCTGCTCGACCGGCACCGCCACCACCCGAACCACCTGCGGTTGCTGTTGGCGTGTCAAATGATCCACCTTTACCGCCACCAGTTGATGTAATTGTGCTGAACACGCTGTCTAAGCCATTGTTGCCCGCACCGCTTGTTCCTGCACCGCCAGCTCCAACGGTAACGGTTAGTGCTACACCTGCTGCAACAGCAAAACTTGCTGATGACCTGTAACCGCCTGCGCCACCGCCACCAGCAGCATTTGCGTTAATTGTTGAGTTACCGCCGCCCGAACCACCGCCAGCAATAACTAAGTATTCAACAGCTGTTGGTGGGTTAGCACCGCCTACGCCTGCTAACAGTTGCATTATGCAGCCAAGTTGCCAATTACTACCCAAGTGTCGGTAGCAATTTTGCAACATGTCGCGACCGCATATTGGCCGTTAGTTTTAAGTTTTGATCCTGCGCTACGAAGCGTTACGCCAGCTCCAGCGGTAATTGTGACTTGACCTGCACCAAGTTGCATGACGTTAATTTGTGTACCAATTCCGTAGGCGACCGTGCCGTTTGGTGGAATAGTTAGCGCAATTGAAGCTGCGTTGTCGCACGTAACTAATTTGCCGTCATCGGTTAAAACTGTTGTGTAGGTCGTGCCGGTCTGGGCGTTGATTGCAACCATGGCCGTAGCCATTGCATCTAATTCGGCTGCCAGGAGTATTTGTCCTGCTGTGAAGTCTTGCCTTGTTGCCATAAGTGCTCCTATCCTAAGACATTTGTTGTGTCAATCGTGCCATATAGCGCGTCATCCAAAATCAGCTCGTAAACGATCGTGGTCGGCGCGGTGCTGTAAAGGACGCTGTGACCTGTGCTGAAATCCAGCCTATGCTCGATTCCCTCAACTGACAGCTCTTGAGCCAACTGGGTCGTGCCAGTACCGCTAGCGAACGTCTTTTCCACGCTGATTGTGTCGCCAATGTCCACGGTTGCCAAGGTGTCCTTTTGGGCTGTCGTCAGCATGAGATATTTGGTTGCCACGGACGTGTAACGGGCTTCGGGCTCTGGGTTAAGCAGATAGGACGCTGCGGTGTCAATCTCTCCCTGCACATGTAACAGGCTGTTTGTAATGCTTGATGTCTGAATAAAATATGTAGCAATAGAACCTGCATCGGTTGCAGTTGCGGTTTTGCCATCAAGAGCTGTGAGCACCGATCTGTTGATTACAGAGTCAGCCTCAAAACTAATGCCCACACCATCAAACTTGTATCCTGTGCCGTCGTCGTGGAAATCGGCTACAGGCGCGCTTAACGTATTGCCCACACGCGACTGGAACGTCAAGACCCCCGCGCGTGACATGAACAATCTGCCAAACTCTGCGGTGTCGTTAATTTGAGTTAGGTATTGCAGCACGTTAGTTCCTGCCGGCACGGTGTAAGCGCTGTCGTGGCCAAGGTTGACGGTGCCTGTGGCGATGCTTCGAGCGCCTGCTGGGAAGTCAACCTCTGGTAGGTCTAGGACGGTTTCTATGCGTTCGCCTGATGTCTCGGGGGTGACGTTCAATTGATCTAGATATGTTTGTGCAAGTAGGTAGAACTGGTCAGCGCAATAGACGGTTACGGTGTCTAGACCGCCGAGCGCAAAGTTGTAATCGTAATTCACGACAAAACCAGAAAAGATTGATTCAGGCACATCGGTTGAGCTGTAACGGATTAGTCGGACTTCGCGCAATGGGGCAAGCCCAGGCTTGGCTTGCGGGGTGTCCCAATAGGGCGAGTTCTGATCAAACGGATTAAAAACCCCTATCACGTCTTGGATGGTGAATGTCATCGTGCCAGCGCTGAACTGATCGCCCACGTCACGGCGACCGCGCCGCACGTTAATGCTGACAGTTGAATCCATCACATCGGCAAACTCGGTCGTACCGTCCAGCACATACTCGGTGTTATCCAATACGCCTTTAACAGCGTCGTCAAGAATAAACGCATCCTGCACAAACCCTGTGGCGATCTGTAAGTCATAGTTGCCAGAATCAACGACTGCTACGCCTGGCATTAGGCCACCTGTAACTGCAACGGCCCAGCGCTACGCGAGTAGGCGCGCAAGGCGTTAACGACCGACTCACCGATCTCGGCGCTTGTGGCAAGCCCGCCTGTGACGTTGATAGTCACTCCCCCGCCAGTATTTAGGCGGTCTAACGGCACTACGGCTTCTGGGCCTGCCTCACCGATTAAGGCAAGAGTAGGGGAGCTGACAATTCCACCTTCGGCCATGCGCGGGATGCTTGAGCGACCTGGTGCCGGGCGTGTTGGCTCGGTACCGCCAGGAATGAGGTTTGACAAGTTTGGCAGTCCTTCAAGGATGTTTGCCACGTTGCCAACGATTGGCATGGCTAGTCCGCCAAGGATTCGTGCTGCAAGACCACCAATGCTGTTGATTCGCTCAGCTGCATCTACAAGTTTGTTAAACGCAACAGCCAATCCAATTACTGCGGCGGTTGCCAAAATAAAAGGGTTAGTAGCCAAAGCAATGTTTAACGCAACTACGGCGGCGGCAATTGCGCCGATGGTCATAGCGATTCGAGTAAACACTTCTGGGTTGTTTTGTGCCCAATCAGCAAACTTTTGCATGTAAGGCAGAACTTCCTCAAGCACAGGCAAAAACGCTGCACCTATGCCTTCCTTAGTTTCGGCAATTGAGTTTTTAAAGATTGCCATTTTTCCTGCAGCGGTTTCAGCATTCTTTGCTACCGCTCCACCAAAGGTTCCACCCAGCACATCCATGACTTGCTCAAGCGTTGCGCCTTCTTTAATCATTGTTGCCATTTCTGGGCTTAATGATCGGAGCGCCTTAAAGTTGCCTTGATATGCCTTTGCAAGTGCGTCAGCCACGGTGGTGCTGTCCGCTTGTAGGGCTGTGCTGATGTCCATGACAAGGTTCATGTCTTTCATGGCCAAGTCAACGTCTTTGGTACCGCGCACAAGTGCTTCAAGTGACTTTCGATATTCGGTATCAGCAATGCCAGACGCTCGAGACATTGCGCTGATCTGTTCTTCAATTTGAGCGGTCTGTGCAGCGCCTGCGCCAGTCACATTTTGCAAAGTAAGCGCTAAAGCGGCCTGCTCTTGCTGGTCTTCCATGGCGGCCTGAGTGGCATCACCTATGGCAACGGCTAAACCAGTCAGCGCGGCAGCTGCTGGTACTGCAGCCTTTTTGATTGCAAACTGGGCTTTTTCGCTTGTTGTTTCAAGTTGCTGAAACTGCTTGATTGCTTTTTTAATGCCCTTGCCGTCAAACTCGGAAATGATGGGGAGTACTACAGCCATTACATCAGCTCCTTAGAAGTCTTGTCCATGACGCGCTTCACTAAGTCGGTCATGCGTTGATTGACGTCGTCCTTGTTGCGCTCCCATGCTTTCCACATTACTCGGGATGGTTGTCCGAACTTGGCGTTAAGACGTGAGCCCATTATGCCGTTGGTCAAAAAGTCAAACAATCCAGCGTCTGGGTTGAGCCACTTAACCACAAAAGTTGCAAGGTTCACATTTTGCCCTGCGTATTCTTTGACCTTTTTGGTGTTAATCATTGCTTTGACCTGGTTGTTATTGCTCCAAGGGAAAATCTCGTATTGCTTAGGTGCCCATTTGCGCGACCAACCGCTTAATGGTTCCTTTAACGGGATTGCTTGATACGCATCGTCAACGACGTTTTGCACAATCATTTTGTAATCGCGTGTAATTTCTCGACGTAAGGATTTGTCAATTTTGTTCAAGGTCTTTAGGGCGTCCTTGATTCCGACTACCTGTACCGTCGTTTCAATGCCGCGCCCTTGCTCTACATAACCTCTGTATGGCATGACTACCTTCTTTTTTTGTTTGCCTCGTTAAGCACTTTAATGACGGTTGCTAAGTCTCGTGAGTCAAACGCAATGTCGCTAGGCCACCAACCGACCGCGACTAATACTTCTGCTAGTTGGCGGCGGTAGGTGCCGCGTCCGTAGGGTTTGGGTCTGTCTCGTCCAGTACCGGCAGAATGTCGATGTCAGGGTTTTTGCTAAGCCATTCGCGCCAGTTGTCACCAACCTGTTCGCCTTTGATCTTTAAAATCGTGTGCATCCAACAGGCGTAATCCGAGTACAACGGGTTTGCGGAGAGCTGTTGAATGTTGCGACGCTCAAGGCGTTCCCATTCAGTAACCACAAACAGGTTTGTGTAATAGAACTCGGGTGCGCTGTCAGGGGTGCGCTTTAACTGCAATTTGATTTTCATTGTTCTCCTATGTCGGCTTGGAGCCGTTGATTATGGTGCGGTTACGTCAACCGAGTACGTGCCCCCCTGGAGCTCGATCTCGTAAACCGAAAGCTCACCCAAAGACGCGTTCACGACAGGCAGGCTAGAAAAATAAGTATCTGTCAAAATAAAGCCTGGATTAGTTGCCGAATCAGCAGCGCTACTTGGATTTACTTTGACGGTGCACTTAGTGCCAAGCAACGGTGCAAGAACCGCGTACGACTCTGACGCTGCATACGATGCGTACACAGTCAAGGTCAATGAGTTGCTGAACAAGCCTGCAGTCATGGTGCGTGAAGTCTGACCAAATGCGGTGTCTTCAAGAGCTTCTGCAGTCACAGTCAATGTTGCTGCGCTGACCTGATCGGTGATGTCAACAATGGTGCCGATTGCGGTTCCAATCTTGACTGTTGGATTCGAGAGGTAAGTTGATGATGGCATGTTTGCTCCTTAAGTTCTGATCTGATAGTAGATGATTTGTATTCGGTAGTTGTGGATTATGCGGTCTGGGCTTGAATAGCGCAATCAAGGTCATAGCACGGGTATAGCGCGCCACCAATCTCAAGGCTTGACGGACGGCCAGCCATGACGATGATTGACGAGCCAAGCACGCTTGCGACAATGCTTAAGATTGATCGAAGCACCGGCAGACCTGCAGGCCCAGAGCCAATGACCTTTATCGGGAACTCAAGGCGCACGATGTTGCCGTTGCCTGCAAACGTGGTGAAGTTTGGTGCGTCAAGGTACACGCAATTAGGTGCAAGTTTTGTTGGGTCGTTTACAACGCGCAGTCCAGAGACTGCGGTCAGCGTTGCGGTGACATCATCAATCGCTTCGTTAAACAGGTCGGTGTACGACATTAGGCAACCGCTGGACGAGGGATGCCAAGCAGCTGCTTGACGATTGGGGTCAGGCTTTGCTGTGGTGCCGAGCCCATGCCGTCAAACGTGGCGTAGGTTGCCTCTATTGAGCCTCTAGAGCGCCACAGGGCGGCGCAATACATCAAAGTGCCCAATGTGACGTCACCGCCTGGTGAGGTCGTTAGGGAGTCAATATACGAGGACTCCTGACGCCTGCGATAGCAGAACTGGTTGCCAGCCGACACCGATTGCGTGAGCAACGTGTAATCGTCCGATGGGTTGGCAATGGTGATGCCAAGGTAAGACATGACCTGCGCGGCCGTCACCCAAGTGCAAACAGGGTCATACGAAACGGTGCCAGACGCGGCAACACGCTCGACATCGCTTGCGGTCTTGGCGTAAAGCACCTGATCGGCAATTGGCACCTGATAGTCGTAAAGCAGATCGCCTTCGGTATCAACTCCTAGGAATAGATACTGGGGAAGTGCCCTGACGACATACGAGCCGTTAAAGGTCGCATCCACCGATGCAACGACAATTGAACTGCCGACTGCAATCTCCGATGGGGTTAGGAGTTGCAGTACGGCAAAGTTGTCAATCAGGTACTTGTTAGTAACTGTGTATGTTGCCATGAGCGGTTAGCCCGCTCTCGACTAAGCCTGGGTGATCTTGCGGATCATTCCAGAGATCGCGGCGAACGTGGATACGTAGCCATGGAAACTCATGTTGCGTCCCAAGACTGACGGCTGTTCAACGCTCATGAGGCCACGGATTGATTCGTAGAACTCGTAAGCATCGCCTGCACCTTGACCAACGCGGGTAATGATCATGGTCTTGGCAGCAAAGTTGCTGTCAACTACCAACTGCAAGCCAAGTGGGTTGCCGTTCCATGAAGATGCCTGACCGCCACCAAGTGCGTTCTGACCGGTGAGGCCAGCGCCGATGAATGGGAATACTGGACGGCCAGTTGTGTCGGCGAGTTGTCCAAGTTGACCCCAAACGTCTGGGCTTACGAACATGTGGGTAGGTGTCCAGTTGCGGTTTGTTGAAATGTCAACTGCCGAGTCATAAACGGACTTGAGCAAGTCGGCTACGGTTCCGTCCCAAACGCCTGACGAAGTTGCTGCGGTAAGCAAGTTGTCTGCAGCCAAGTTGTCAGAAGCGATCATGTATTCGCCCATGAGGTCATTCAAGATCAACTGCATTGCTGCAGGTGAAGTGAAGTCAATGTCCTGAACTGACAGCGTTACTTGGCCAGCAAGTGTGGTCTTGCTGATTGAGTTGGATGCAATCACCATGGTTGTTGCTGATGCTGAACCAAGTTCTGATTGTGATGCAACGCTGGTGTGCGTGGTGATTGTTGGACGAATAAAAGTCTTTGATTGTCCGCTGTCTGGGTAAGCGCGAGCGCCTACAGCGTCGACTACTGGGCGCAAGAAGTTGAGGTCTTGAACCAATGGCCCAAGCACCGGCACAGGGAGCAAACCAGGTGTGTCAGTCGTAAGCACGTCGCCTGCAGCTGCCTGCAATGCGGTGCGCTTTGATGCGGTGTACTCGGCTACTGCAGCGTTCATGTTCTTGAACGTGTCACCACCGATGTGGTAAGCGGCCATGAACTCGCCTGCTGATGGCAAAACGAATTCTTTTTTAGCTTGTGCAAAAATTGGTGCGGTTGGGATTGTTGCCTCAACTGCTGGAACGGTTACTTCTGACATGGGTTCTATCTCCTGTTCTGGGACTACTTCTTCATTTAACACTACTTCTTCTGGCTCTTGGTGGATACTCGCAGCGACGCTGGCAATGTTGGCCATGTCACCAAATGCGCCGATCGGAACGAGTGACAACTCTGTCCAATCCGCTGCTTCAATAATCATGGTTCCTGCTTCGTCGTATGAGAACTTGGTCGGGTTTACGCCAACGGAAACTTGGTCAATTGTGCCGTCCATGGCCATGATCAAAGCGTCGTTGCCAAGGCTGGTTGCGCTGATCTTGGCGCTGAACAACATTCCCTGCTCGGTATCTACGCGCTCCGTCACAATTCCTACGGGCATTTCAGCCGAATGGTAGAGGAACAGACGTGGCGCTTTGCCCTCGACTGGCAATGAGCCTGGACGGAAAATAACAGCTGTGCCATCCGAAACCGTTGCCGGCACGTTGTAAGGAACGGCGGTTCCGCTGATCGTGCGTCGTGGCGCGTCGCCCTTGGCGGCGTCAAGCGTAAAATCTCCTGCAATTAACTTAATCATCGTGCTAACTCCTCTTGAGTGTTTTCTCTTACAACTACTTCTTCATTATCCATGCGATCAGCCATAAAGTTTTCTTCTAGATATTCGTCAGCATCAAACTCAACGTATGTTCCGCGCGGTAGCACGTTGTCCATTGACAAAGCGCCAGCAATTGCGTCGGCATACAATTTTACGCCAAACAAATAAAGATCGGCGCGTGCTTGCTGTGACGACTGGTATGAGTAAGCGCCAGTAGCAACACCCACCAAATACGGTGGCACGTTTGCAAGGCGCGACATTTCAAGCGCCTGATATTGCGACGCCTCAATCAAAAGCATCTTGTCAGGTGTGCTGTTTGTTTCCGTGTATGTCAAATACTCGTTAAGCGCTGCAGTCTGGTTGGTTGCTCGAGCGGCGTTAAACGCGCTAGCCAAATCAGCAAGTTCTTGCGCGCTAAGTGGTTCGCCACCAGTTTGTTTGAGTACGCCGGCAGGAATGCTTGACGATGCGTTGCGGTTGCGCGCTGCTTCAAGTTTTAGCGCGGTTTCAATTGCGCCTGGTGCCGAGTAGATCAGGCCTTGTGCTGGAGACAAGAATTGCACAAGATTTGCTGGGTCAATTTCTCCGCCTTGAAAATACACTTGTGACGATGGAGCAAACCACACAGGGCCAGCCATGTCGGTAGTAGTAATTGAGCCTGCTGGCAGTCGAGTGAACGTGGCAGGGTATCCGTCGGCGGTGCGTGAGGTGATGTACCAGAACGCGCGCCCAAACATCATGAGGTCATCAAGAGTCCAGCTCATAAGGAACTGGAACGAAACTGTTGGGTCTGGTCGGCGCAACCATGAACGTGGAGCAATGTAAATCTTCTCCATTTCTTCGCCGTTCCAAAACTCGTTGTATGAGCGGAGATTCATTGAGCCAATTACCGACGCCATCAGATCGCGCGCACGGTTGATCGTTGGGACGCTGATCGCCGCGTTACGCGCTTCGCCTTCGCGGTAGGTGTAGTACTGGCCGATCATGTTTACGCCAACATTGGACGACGAATAGCCAGGAGCAAAACCGCCTGCAGCTGCAGCCTTGCTTGGCGCTGGGCTTATCGCTGCTTTTTTGGTTTTGTTAAAGATCGCCATAGTCCTACTTTGTCATACAAGTGGCAACCGCGCATGACTTATCCGATTCCGACAAAAGGCAAGGTGCGCGGTCGCCGCGTTTATCTTAGTTATTTACCGCGACAAGCATGGGCTTTCCGCTGTTGACTGGTCGCGCGCAGAGACCAATTCCCCAGACCATTGTGCGGGCTAACTCAATTGGCCCAGGCGAACGCTTGCTTGAAAGCACGATCGTGTTGTCGGTGCGAACAGCAACGGCGCGCTGCACATGTTCGGCTAACAGTTTTTCGCCTGTGTGCAGTAGGCGTGCTTCGGCGATCATGTTTTTGGCTAGCGGTGTAAAGCGTCCTAGTTCGGCGTAACCGACCACGACCCTGCGGCGCTCGATGTTCGGTGGGCATGTGGCGTCCACGGTTGGCGACAGAGCAAACCTGATCGTGGGGTCTTTGGCTAGTTCTTGCACGTTGTCCCACAGCTCTGTAATTGACTCGGCGATAAACGCGACGGTGACTAGCACTCGACCGTCTGACAGGTTGACGCATCTGGTCGCGCTGTACCGAGAGTCGTCCAGCGACGATTCAATTGCCACGACGCCACCGCTAGGGATGTCCCCCGTGTATTCCAATGACGGCCAGCGCCCTGGCTCAATCCAACCGCGCACAACACTTACCCAAAGGTTTAGAGATGCGCGCAAAAATGACGCGCGATCAGGGTTTGTTGACTCTTGCCTAATTGTGTCCATGTCCAACGTGTAACCGAGTGCAGGATTACCCCATGCCCATGACGATGGATGCAGCGGGTCAAGGCTTGGGTCAGGTGACCATTCCGCCATGTACATGGTGGACGGTTCGCCTTTGTCAATTGCTCGAATGCCCGCTTCTCGCCACCTTTGGAACAACACCGATTCCTCGGTGCCAGCTGTGCTGAAGAAAAGTGCCAAAGCATTTTTACGCGCACGTTGTGCCGGCAATAGACCGCCTTCTACCGAGTCGGGGTTAACGTCAAACAATTCGTCTACCACGACAAGGTCAATGCTCATACCGTGACCTTGGTTTGGCTTTAACGCTTTGACCCACCACTTGCTGCCGTCTGGCATCGTGGCCTGATAACGGCCGTACGACTTAACGATCTTTGCGCCGTAGTACTCCTCAAGAATTGGTGCTAGATCATCAAACAACAAACAGGCAAGGTCTAGTCTGTGCGCGCCAGATACCACGGTCTGTTTACTGCCACGTATTTTTGGCATTTCCACAAGCCAAAATAGAATGACCGCCTGGATAATTGTGGTTTTACCGTTCTGACGCGCGACCGATACAAGGCTCGAGCGATGCACAAACTTGTTATCGGCGTCAACCGCAAGCATCCCCTCAAGAGCGTGCATTTGCCATGGCATCAAAGTGACACCAAGTACCTTCTTTGCCATGTCCCCCACAAGTCCAGCTAGTGAGCCGACATGGTCAGGCACCATCGTTTCCAGTCTTGGCTGGTCATGGCTAATCACGGCCAGTTCAGGCTGGTTCGGGCTGGTGGCGACAAAATGAAGCATGGGGCTCGGGGGCAGTCCATCCGCATACAAAAAATCGTTTATTGCTTTCTCACGGTTTTGCTTTGCGTTGGCTAGTTTTTTGTTTCGGTATGTTGCTCCGCGCGCAGAGTTACATGTTTTGCATGCTGCAACGTATCCGTCTTCAATGCTTCCGCCTTTGTCTGACTCAACAAGATGGTCTAGTTCTGTTGCTGTGTTGCGTTTGCACCAATGGCATAGCGGTGAGTCGCGCAGTAGTTCTGCTCGTGCTTGCTTGTAGATCGGTGTGTCTTTTTCTTGGCGTTCGCGTGTCATGCTCGCGCGCTTCGCTTGCGCTGACGCGGCGCTTGCGCGCCTTGTCCTCGGTAGTTGTATGTCATGTTCGTTGTCGGGTTCATGTCTGTGCTTTCTTTGTTTGTTAACTGTATGTCATCTGTAGGTCAAGAGATGTGTGAATGCTCCACCCACCAGATTGCCCATCCTGGTACCCATTGCATTCAGCTGATTATGTTTACAGCTCGCCTCGATGCTTTGCCCGTTTCATTTCGTCTTGCATGATTCGGGGCGCACCGATCTACCCACGTTTCCGTGTGTCACCAACTGCCGTGCGAATGGCTTAGGTCGTGCTACTAGCCGATTGTTTAAGCTCTGGGATTGCTCAAGGTGTAGAGAATGTACTCCATGTCGCTTGGCTTCCAGACCGCTGCATGACAACCAGCCATCTCGCAAGCGTTTAACCAAATCTTTTGTCCAGGCGTCAATTTGCCCTTTTCGGCCTTAAGTTCAATGACAAGCGGCCGACCGCCTTGGAATGGGTGCACCATGAACAGATCAGGGAACCCTGCATCGCCTTGCACATTGGTCATCCAGCGTCCTCGACTGTTCTGTGCCGGCAGATCGTGATGCACTAACCATCCGTAACGCTTGGCGACGCTGATCACCATGTCCTTAAAGTCGGCTTCGCTAATCTTGGAATCAAGCTTCATCAGCGGGAACAATTCTTTTGTTGTCTGCTAACCATTCCCATGCTTGCGCCAGTTTTTGCCATGTTTCTCGGCTTGCTTCTAAATCTTTGTATCGCTTTTCTAGCAGCGCTTTTTCGGCGCGCAAAGTGTCAATAACACCGCGCAAGTAGTCAACTATTTCAACAGGTGTTGCCCCAGTTTGTTTGTCATCAAACGCGCTCATTTTAGGCGCTCAATGATCTTGCTTGCTTCATGCGATTTAAGCAGCTCCAACACGGCGCTGTCATCGTTAAGGTTAAGTTGAATCATCTCTAGCAATGCCAGATCATCCATGCCTTTGTCTTTGGCTAGTTTCTTTATGTAACCAATTTGCTTAGGTGTGGCAAATGCACCAGAGGGATTGTGCACTTGCGGTTGTGGTGATGTGGTTAGGCGCTCGACCTTTTGCATCTCATTGCGTGACGGCCTAGGGCCACTAGCAGGAGCCTGCAGCGGGCAGTTGGCAATAGCGCGACCAATAGCGCTGGTTTCACAGTTTTCCACAAATGAGGTTGCGTTGACACCGCGGTCGCTTTTGATTTCTTCTGCGTAACCCGTAGCAACTGGCACTTTGTCTTCTTTGTCGGCGTACAGCTCCGCATAGAACACGCACGCGTCGCCTGTGTAGTTCATCATGGACGTATAGACGCGCCCGTTCGGATATGCAGCCCAGAACCTAACTAAACGCTGTTCTACGGTTTCGTAGTTGCTTAGGTCAAAGCCCATCAGATGCCTGCCCATACAGATAGGCGTTGTGCATGGTCATGCGCGCCACCGCGCTGGGCGTATGCCAGTTCGCCTGTGTTGCGGATGATGCCACGTCGAGCGGCAGCGTTTAGGCGTCCAGCGATGCCTTTGGTGACAGGGAACTCATCGCCCAGGTGCTTCCAAATGTCGTCAGATGTGAAGAAGCCTTTAGTTCGCGCAACGTGCACGATTGCAGCGTCAACTTTGCGTTGTTCTTCTGGTGTCCATTTGGTGTCTGCGCTTGCTTGCGATAATGCCATGCCAACAGCAAACGGTTTTCTTGCCGGCACACGGCCGTCACATACGAAATGTGTTTTGCCTTGTATGTCGGGGTAGGCGATCGTTTCTTTGCAGATCGTGCAGGTTTTCATTGTCGGAATCTCCTTGTCGGTTAGGAATGTGCTTGTAGTGCTTTAATTGCTAAGTCGAGTGTAGTCACATCGTGCAATGGCATTGGTTCTTCTAATGACAACGAGTTCTTCATGCCTTTAAGACGCTGAATAATGCTTGCGTGCGGATTAGTGCTTATGTCTGCAATTTCGTTAATCAAATTAAAGATTGCCATGTCGTGTTTAGTTGTCATCATTTGCTCCAATACCATTCGTCGGGTTTCTTCTGATAGTTCGCCTTGATTCCATGCCACACCTTCACTCATTTTGTTGCACTCCATGGCCCCCAGCCGTAACCGTGTTTGTCGACGCCGTAGTTGTAAATCGCTAACGCTGCGCGCAAATTAACATCAGCCTGTAACAAGTTTTCTGCGCTAGTAATAATGCCGGCATCGGTTAGCCATGGTGTCCAAAATCCGTTTATTTGCATTAGTCCGCGCGACCCGCCGTTTGGGTCTTTGCTGTTGACCGCGTTTGGTATGCAACGCGACTCCCTAAACATGATTGACTCAAGCACGGTGCGCTGATCGGCAGGCCAGCCAAGATTGACGGCAAGCGCGCTAAATTGCTCACAAGCCGACGTGTACGGGTCAATGTAGATCGTGGAGCTGGTAGTTGTAGGCGGCTCGATTAGGTAGTTCTGCACGTCTAAAGGCGCTAAGGCAATGGTGCCAGATGGGTCGCTAAACGCGCTAGGAGCCCCTGTGAGCGCCGTAACCCCAAAGACCGTACAAAGCACTAGCCCAATGATTTTCTCTGCTAAATAGTTCATCTTTTCTCCAAAGGTATGGGCACGCCCCAAGATGAAGCGTGCGATCTGAATGCGATTTGTCCTTGTAAGTATTTTCCCGAGTCGGGGTCTGTGAAGATTTGCACCAGAATTTCTTGACCGTTATCCATCACGCCTATATAGACGCTGTAGTCAAATATCTGTGGTTCAGTCATCGCCTGTCCTTTTGTCGGTAATTCGACCTTAGGGGATAGGTCAAGCCTTGGGTGGGATTTCCCCGAACACCTTTAAGAATGCGGCTTTAACCCAGATCACCGAGTCGGCGGCCTGTGGTGTGATTTCAATGTGGAACCAATCGCCACCTGGTGCACCGTGGATTGTTGGCTTGTCATATTTAAGCCATGCGTACCGATCGCAACGCCATGCTCGACCTTGTGGTTCTGGGTAGTAATCCAAAATACATTGCAGACCAAGATCGTTGGCATTGGCAACCAGTTTGTCAATAAAGACAAGCGCTTCTTTACGGCCTGCTTTTGGGTTCTTTTCGCTTTTGCGATACGACAGATCAACAGCTCTGCCAGTCGCGTGCACCGACAATGAGCCTGGCTTCCCGCGCATGTCACGTTGACCCCAAGACCCGTTGTTCCAAAGCGCGCCATTTGATGCAGCGATTGCTTGCTTTATCCATTCGTTCATGCCGGCTCGTGGTGCTGGTGATGCACCGTCCGCGTTGCCTATGTAGTCGCGTGCGTTTGGAACGCCTGCTTTAGCTTTGGCTATTGCCACGACCAAATGCCAGGTCTTTAGGGTTCACATATCGGATAAGAACTGGCACAAGCGCGGCGAGCGCTGCTTTGCCTAGATCGGCTGGGTTTGTGTTGCCTGTCGAATAAACCGCAATGACCGCTGCAATGACCGAGCGACCGTATGAGGCGAGTAAGGCTTTGTCTTTAGGCTTCAACATCTTTGGCTCCTTCTTTTGCTTTTGACTTTAGTCCGTTTGAGGCCACTAAGCCTGACAACGTGCCGGTCATAAATACGGTCAGGGTTGAGAGCAGGTCTATGAATGCGGAGTCGTTAGGGCTTTGGTGGCCTATTGGCTGGGTCACGAACATAAGCGCATAGACAAAGCCAAGCACGGTAATAGCAAACACGCTGGCAAGGATGATTCCTACAACAACGATGAGTCGTGCGTGAAGCTCTTCGGGTTTAAGGCGTGGTCTCATAAATTAAATCCCGTGTGCATGTTCCAGATGGGTTGCAGATCGGTGGTTCGCATTCAGGTTTTTGCCAGTTTGACGGGTCTTGGCATGGGTAGCGATATGACCCGTCGTAAGCACATCCCGCGCAACCCCACAATACGACCGCAATTAACGCGACGTAGCCGATGAGGTAACGCCATCTCATTAACTTAGTAGCGCGGCTACTTCGTCGGCAGTAAGTCCAAGTTTGGCGATTGTTGCGTCTTTAAGTTTTGCTTGTGCGGTTGCTGCTTTGGTGCGTGCTTTGCCTTCGGCAATGTCTTTGTCACGTTGCGCGATTTCTTCGTCGGTCATGTCGCGCACTTCTGTTCCAATTTGGATTGTGTATTCGCTCATGTTCCTAACTTTCGTTGAATCCGTAAACACGGTAAAAGCCTGTGATTGTTCCGCTGCTGGTAACAAATGTCAGACCGTCGTTTGCTGCGGTTGATGTCATTGAAAAACCACAAAAACCAGTTGCGCCGATGCCGTTGTTATCAATTCCGCCGACCCAAGTGCCGTTTGCGGTTGTCATTGTTCCTGAGTTTGCTGGGTCGTAAACAATTAATGAGTTTGTGGCATAAGCAATGTAACTACTGTTGCGTACTTCGTTGATTAGCGCCGATGTTTGGCTCGTTGCATTTCCTTGATCGTTTGCAGCGCTGTTGTAAAACACGCCACCTTTACCCCAGGCATATGCGCCAGAAGTACTGTTAGGTGAGCCAGCAACATTGACTCGACATAAAACATCGATATCGGTTGATGCAGCTGTGATTTGCAAAATGACCTGATAGGTCTTGTATGTCGTGGTAAATGTGCTGGCAGGCATTGAGATGGTGCCTTGTGCGGTAAACGATGCGCCTGTGATGTAACGCATGCCAGGGGTAAGGCCAACTGTTTGCCATGATGACGAATCGTAATACTGGGTCGTGTTGGTGTCTTCAAGGTAAGCAAATTGTCCTTCGGCAAGCACTTTTTCGCCTGCACCACCAAACGCAGCATCGCGCGCCGTGGTGTTTGCAAAAACAGGAATACCTGTGTTGATCTGCGTTTGTTGTGCTGCGGTGAGCACCTGTCCAACGGTAAAGGCTGGAACTGCGGTTTGTGCGTTAACTCCCATAAGTGCTCCTTATCCTAAAACATTTTCGGCGTCAAGTACGCCATAGATGAGATCATCCAATATCAGCTCGTACACGATCGTGGTTGGCGCGGTGCTGTACAGGACGCTGTGGCCTGTGCTGAAATCCAGCCGATGCTCGATGCCCTCAACTGACAGCTCTTGGGCCAACTGGGTTGTGCCAGTACCGCTCGGAAACGTTTTTTCTACGCTGATGGTGTCGCCAATGTCCACGGTTGCCAAAGTGTCTTTTTGGGCTGTGGTCAGCATCAGATATTTGGTTGCCACGGACGTGTAGCGCGGTTCGGGCTCTGGGTTAAGCAAGTAGGACGCTGCGGTGTCAATTTCTCCCTGCACGTGTAGCAGGCTGTTTGTGATGCTTGATGTCTGAATAAAATATGTAGCAATAGAACCTGCATCGGTTGCGGTAGCGGTTTTGCCGTCTAAGGCTGTAAGCACCGATCTGTTGATTACCGAATCAGCTTCAAAACTAATGCCCACGCCATCAAACTTGTACCCTGTGCCGTCATCATGAAAATCGGCTACTGGCGCGCTAAGCGTGTTGCCAATGCGGTTTTGGAATGTAATAACTCCAGACCTTGACATAAACAGACGCCCAAACTCGGCGGTGTCGTTAATTTGGGTTAGGTATTGCAGCGCGTTAGTTCCTGCCGGCACGGTGTAAGCGCTGTCGTGGCCAAGGTTTACCGTGCCTGTGGCAATGCTTCGAGCGCTTGCTGGAAAATCAACTTCTGGCAGGTCTAAGACGGTTTCTATGCGTTCGCCTGATGTCTCTGAAGTGACGTTTAGTTCGTCTAGGAATGTTTGTGCAAGCAAATAGAACTGGTCAGCGCAATACACGGTGACGCTGTCGAGACCGCCAAGCGCAAAGTTGTAGTCATAATTGATAACAAAACCAGAAAAGATTGACTCAGGCACATCGGTTGAGCTGTAACGAATGAGTCGGACTTCGCGCAATGGGGCAAGCCCAGGCTTGGCTTGTGGGGTGTCGTAGTACGGGCTGTTTTGGTCAAACGGGTTAAAGATGCCGTCCACGTCTTGAATGGTAAATGTCATTGTGCCAGCGCTGAACTGATCGCCCACATCACGGCGACCGCGCCGCACGTTAACGCTGACAGTCGAGTCCATTACATCGGCAAACTCGGTCGTGCCGTCCAGCACATACTCGGTGTTATCTAATACGCCTTTCAGCGTGTCGTCTAAAACGAACGCGTCAACCTGAAACCCTGTGGCGATTTGCAAGTCATAGTTGCCAGAGTCAACGACCGATACGCCTGGCATCAGGCCACCTGTAACTGCAACGGTCCAGCGCTACGCGAGTAGGCGCGCAAGGCGTTAACGACTGACTCACCGATCTCGGCGCTTGTGGCAAGGCCGCCTGTGACGTTAATTGTTATTCCGCCACCGTTGTTTATGCGATCTAACGGCACTACGGCTTCTGGGCCTGCTTCACCAATAAGGGCAAGTGTAGGGCTTGACACAATGCCACCTTCGGCTAGTCGAGGGATGTTCATGCGGCCTGGTGCGGGAGTGTTGGCTGTTCTGCCAAGTTGTGGCACCGGCACGGTTGGGGCTTTTGGAATATCTGGCAACAATGGGATTGAGTTGTACGCGCTAATAATTGCGTTTACTGCGCCAATTGCAGCGTTGACCATGCCAGCAAAAAATCCGATAACGGTGTTAACAATTAGGTTAATTCCGTCGCGGAACCATTCAAATTTGTTGTATGCGGCAACTAAGCCAACAATCAGCAATGCGATGCCTGCCGCAATAAGGCTAAATGGGTTGAGTGCCATAGCAATGTTTGTGGCTACGATCGCCGCGGCAACTATGCCGATAGCAGCTGCAATTGCCAAAAACGCTTTGGGGTTGTCTTGTGCCCACATTGCGAACTTGTTAAGTATCGGAAGCACGGCCTCGACTACTGGCAAGAGCGCAGCGCCGATTGACTCTTTGGTTTCGCCAATGGAGTTAGACAAAATCTTCATTTTGCCTGCTGCGGTTTCCGCGCTTGCAGCGGTAGCACCGCCAAAGGTTCCACCCAGCACGTCCATGACTTCGTTAAGGCTCGCGCCCTCTTTAATCATTGTTGCCATCTCTGGGGTCAATGATCGCAGCGCCTTAAAGTTGCCCTGGTATGCCTTGGCAAGCGCGTCTGCAACGGTGCTGGAATCCATCTGCAACGCCGTGCTGATGTCCATGACAAGGTTCATGTCCTTCATAGCCAAGTCGACATCTTTGGTACCGCGAACCAAAGCCTCAAGGCTCTTGCGGTAATCGCTGTCCGCAATTCCAGACGCTCGACTCATCGCCGATATTTGTTCTTCAATCTGTGCGGTCTGTGCAGCACCCGCGCCAGTCACATTTTGCAAAGTAAGCGCTAACGCCGCCTGCTCTTGCTGATCTTCCATTGCAGCCTTAGTTGCGTCGCCTAATGCAACGGCTAAACCTGCAAGCGCTGCAGCTGCCGGCACCGCCGCTTTCTTGATTGCAAACTGGGCTTTTTCGCCTGTGGTTTCTAATTGCTTGAATTGGGCGATTGCGCGCTTAATTCCTTTACCGTCAAATTCTGAAACGATCGGGAGTACTACAGCCATTACATGAGCTCCTGTGAGGTCTTATCCATGACGCGCTTCACCAGGTCGGTCATTCGTGCGTTGACGTCGTCCTTGTTGCGCTCCCATGCTTTCCACATTACTCGTGACGGCTGACCAAACTTGGCGTTAAGACGTGAGCCCATAACACCGCTGTCTAAGAAGTCAAACAAGCCAGCGTCTGGGTTTGTCCATTTAACAACAAAGGTTGCAAGGTTGACATTTTGCCCTGCGTATTCTTTAACCTTTTTTGTGTTAATCATTGCTTTGACCTGGTTGTTATTGCTCCAAGGAAATATCTCGTATTCTTTTGGAGCCCATTTTCTTGCCCAACCGCTTAAAGGTTCTTTTAACGGAATGGCCTGATATGCGTCGTCAACTACATTTTGCACAATGCCCTTGTAGTCCCTCGTAATTTCTCGGCGCAAAGATTTGTCAATTTTGTTGAGGGTCTTTAGGGCGTCCTTAATGCCAGCAACTTCAATGTTTGCCTGGACTGCCATAACTACCTTCTTTTCTTGTTTGCCTCGTTAAGCACTTTAATGACAGTTGCTACATCTCGAGCGTCAAACACAATGTTGCTAGGCCACCAACCGACCGCAACTAAAATCTCTGCTAATTGGCGGCGGTAGGTGCCGCGTCCGTAGGGTTTGGGTCAGTCTCATCCAATACCGGAATGATCTCCAGCTCTGGGTTTTTGCTAATCCATTCGCGCCAACTGTCGCCAATTTGCTCGCCTTTAAGTTTCAATATGGTGTGCATCCAACAGCAGTAATCGCTGTAAAGCGGTTGCGTTGATAGTTGCTGAATGTTGCGGCGCTCGAGTCTCTCCCACTCGGTCACCACAAACAGGTTTGTGTAGTAATACTCGGGCGCGCTGTCAGGCGTGCGCTTTAACTGCAACTTGATTTTCATGTTTCTCCTATGTCGGCTCGGAGCCGTTAGTTACGGGTTAGTGACGTCAATTGTCAACGCGCCACCCATAAACGTGATGTCATAGGTTGACAACTCGCCTAGGGATGCGTTGATAACTGGCAACGACTCAAGGTAGCAATCAGTCAAAACAAACCTTGGGTTTGTTGCTGAATCCACAGCTGATGTTGGCTTAAGCGTGATAATGGTTTTTGTGCCAACCAAAGGCTGCAATGTTGCGTAGGTTTCGCTTGATGCAAACGATGCGTACATTGTCAAAGTCACTTCGTTGTTAACCAGTCCTGCGGTGTAGGTGCGCGAATTGGTGCCGAACGCGGTGTCTTCCAAAGCCTCAACCAAATAGGTCAAAGTTGCTGCGCTGCACATGTCCGTCAAATCAACGCTGTTGATGGTGAGGACTGGGTTTGAGAGATATGTTGCTGATGCCATGATTGCTCCTTAAGTTCTGTTCTGATAGTAGATGATTGCTGTTACTTAGTTGTGGATTATGCGGTTTGGGCTTGGATAGCGCATTCAAGGTCGTAGCACGGATACAACGCGCCACCAATCTCAAGGCTTGACGGACGGCCACTCATGACGATAATTGACGAGCCAAGCACGCTTGCGACGATGCCAAGGATTGATCGGAGTACCGGCAGACCTGCAGGTCCAGAGCCAATGACCTTGATCGGGAACTCAAGGCGAACGATGTTGCCGTTTCCAGCAAACGTGGTAAAACTTGGAGCTTCTAAATAAACCGAATTAGGAACAAGACGTGTTGGGTCATTTATTACACGGAGTCCAGACACAGCGGTTAGCGTTGCTGTGACATCGTCAATCGCTTCGTTAAACAGGTCGGTGTACGACATCAGGCAACCGCTGGACGGGGGATGCCAAGCAGCTGCTTGACGATCGGGGTCAGGCTTTGCTGTGGTGCCGAACCCATGCCGTCAAACGTGGCGTAGGTTGCCTCTATTGACCCTCTGGAGCGCCACAGAGCGGCGCAATACATCAAAGTGCCCAATGTTGCGTCACCGCCTGGTGAGGTCGTTAGGGAGTCGATATAGCCCGACTCTTGACGCCTGCGATAACAGAACTGGTTGCCCGCCGACACCGATTGCGTCAACAACGTGTAATCGTCAGACGGGTTCGTGATCGTGATGCCAAGGTAGGTCATGACCTGCGCGGCCGTCACCCATGTGCAAACAGGGTCATTGGCAACAGTCCCAGACGCGGCAATACGCTCAACATCGCTTGCGGTCTTGGCGTAAAGCACCTGATCAGCGATCGGCACCTGATAGTCGTACAGCAGGTCGCCCTGTGTATCAATACCAAGAAACAAATACTGGGGAAGCGCCCTAACGGAATACGAGCCATTAAAGGTTGCATCGACACCCGCAACAACGATTGAACTGCCGACTGCAATCTCCGATGGGGTCAGAAGTTGCAGTACGGCAAAGTTGTCAATCAGGTACTTGTTGGTAACTGTGTATGTAGCCATGAGCGGATGCTCCGCTCTCGACTAAGCCTGGGTGATCTTGCGAATCATGCCACCGATTGCAGCGAACGTTGAAACGTAGCCGTGGAATGAGAATTGACGACCCAAAACTGAAGGCTGTTCAACGCTCATTAGCCCACGAATTGACTCGTAGTACTCGTACGCATCGCCTTGGCCTTGACCTACGCGGGTGATGATCATGGTCTTGGCAGCGAAGTTGCTGTCAACTACCAACTGCAATCCGAGTGGGTTGCCGTTCCATGAAGATGCTGTTGCGTTGCCAAGTGCGTTCTGACCGGTGAGTCCTGCGCCGATGAATGGGAATACTGGACGGCCAGTTGTGTCGGCGAGCTGTCCGAGTTGACCCCATACGTCTGGGCTGACGAACATGTGCGTCGGTGTCCAGTTGCGGTTAGTTGAAATGTCAACAGCCGAGTCATAAACAGACTTCAACAAGTCGGCTACGGTGCCGTCCCAAACACCTGACGAATTTGCGGCGGTGAGCAAGTCGTCTGCTGCTTTGTTGTCTGAAGCGATCATGTATTCGCCCATGAGGTCATTCAAGATCAACTGCATTGCTGCAGGTGAAGTGAAGTCCATGTCCTGTGCGGACAAAGTCACTTGGCCAGCAAGCGTGGTTTTTGCAACCGAGTTGGATGCGATCACCATGGTGGTTGCAGATACAGCTGACAATTCAGTTGACTGTGTTGCAACGCTTGTGTGCGTCGTGATGGTTGGACGAATAAAGGTTTTCTGCTGACCATTGTCAGGATAAGCGCGAGCGCCTACAGCATTAACTACAGGCCTCAAAAAATTTAGGTCCTGTACGAGGGGGCCGAGCACAACGGTGCTCAGCAACCCGGGTGTGTCGCTCGAGAGCACATCGCCTGCGGCCGCTTGTAGTGCGGTGCGCTTTGATGCGGTGTAATCAGCAACTGCAGCGTTCATGTTCTTGAACGTGTCGCCACCGATGTGATAAGCGGCCATAAACTCGCCTGCGGTTGGCAAGACAAATTCTTTTTTAGCCTGTGCGAAAATTGGTGCGGTTGGGATTGTTGCCTCAACTGCTGGTGCGGTTACTTCTGACATGGGTTCTATCTCCTGTTCTGGGACTACTTCTTCATTTAACACTACTTCTTCGGGCTCTTGGTGGATACTCGCTGCGACTTTGGTGATGTTTGCGGCATCGCCAAACGCGCCGATCGGAACTAGGGATAATTCCATCCAGTCGGCTGACTCAATGATCATTGTTCCTTCTTCGTCGTACGAGAACTTGGTCGGGTTTACGCCAACCGACACCTGATCAATGGTTCCATCTTGGGCCATAATCAAAGCGTCGTTGCCAAGGCTGGTGGCGCTTATCTTTGCGCTGAACAACATTCCCTGCTCGGTATCTACGCGCTCCGTCACAATTCCTACTGGCATTTCAGCCGAATGGTAAAGGAACAGACGTGGGGCTTTGCCTTCGACTGGCAATGAGCCTGGACGGAAAATCACAGCTGTGCCGTCCGAAACTGTTGCCGGCACGTTGTAGGGAACTGCGGTTCCGCTGATGGTGCGTCGTGGTGCGTCGCCTTTGGCGGCGTCAAGTGTGAACTCTCCTGCGATTAATTTGATCATCGGCTTGCTATCTCCTCTTGAGTGTTTTCTCTTACAACTACTTCTTCATCGTCCATGCGATCGGCCATAAAGTTTTCTTCTAGGTATTCATCGGCATCAAACTCGACGTATGTTCCACGCGGTAACACGTTGTCCATTGACAAAGCGCCAGCAATTGCGTCGGCATACAATTTCACGCCGAACAAATAAAGGTCGGCGCGCGCTTGCTGTGACGACTGGTATGAGTAAGCGCCAGTAGCAACGCCCACCAAATACGGTGGCACGTTTGCAAGACGCGACATTTCAAGCGCCTGATATTGTGACGCCTCAATCAGGAGCATCTTGTCTGGAGTGCTGTTTGTTTCCGTATATGTCAAATACTCGTTAAGCGCTGCAGTTTGGTTGGTTGCTCGAGCGGCATTAAACGCGCTAGCCAAATCAGCAAGTTCTTGCGCGCTAAGTGGTTCGCCACCAGTTTGCTTGAGTACGCCGGCAGGAATGCTTGACGATGCGTTGCGGTTGCGCGCTGCTTCAAGTTTTAGCGCGGTTTCAATTGCGCCTGGTGCCGAGTAGATCAGGCCTTGTGCTGGAGACAAGAATTGCACAAGATTTGCTGGGTCAATTTCTCCGCCTTGAAAATACACTTGTGACGATGGAGCAAACCACACAGGGCCAGCCATGTCGGTAGTAGTAATTGAGCCTGCTGGCAGTCGAGTGAACGTGGCAGGGTATCCGTCGGCGGTGCGTGAGGTGATGTACCAGAACGCGCGCCCAAACATCATGAGGTCATCAAGAGTCCAGCTCATAAGGAACTGGAACGAAACTGTTGGGTCTGGTCGGCGCAACCATGAACGTGGAGCAATGTAAATCTTCTCCATTTCTTCGCCGTTCCAAAACTCGTTGTATGAGCGGAGATTCATTGAGCCAATTACCGACGCCATCAGATCGCGCGCACGGTTGATCGTTGGGACGCTGATCGCCGCGTTACGCGCTTCGCCTTCGCGGTAGGTGTAGTACTGGCCGATCATGTTTACGCCAACATTGGACGACGAATAGCCAGGAGCAAAACCGCCTGCAGCTGCAGCCTTGCTTGGCGCTGGGCTTATCGCTGCTTTTTTGGTTTTGTTAAAGATCGCCATAGTCCTACTTTGTCATACAAGTGGCAACCGCGCATGACTTATCCGATTCCGACAAAAGGCAAGGTGCGCGGTCGCCGCGTTTATCTTAGTTATTTACCGCGACAAGCATGGGCTTTCCGCTGTTGACTGGTCGCGCGCAGAGACCAATTCCCCAGACCATTGTGCGGGCTAACTCAATTGGCCCAGGCGAACGCTTGCTTGAAAGCACGATCGTGTTGTCGGTGCGAACAGCAACGGCGCGCTGCACATGTTCGGCTAACAGTTTTTCGCCTGTGTGCAGTAGGCGTGCTTCGGCGATCATGTTTTTGGCTAGCGGTGTAAAGCGTCCTAGTTCGGCATAGCCAACGACGACCCTGCGGCGCTCGATGTTTGGTGGGCAGGTTGCGTCCACGGTCGGCGACAAGGCGAACCTGATCGTGGGGTCTTTGGCAAGTTCCTGCACGTTTTCCCACAGCTCTGTAATTGATTCGGCGATAAATGCGACGGTGACAAGCACCCGACCGTCTGACAGGTTGACGCATCTGGTCGCGCTGTATCGGGAGTCGTCCAGCGAAGATTCAATCGCCACGACGCCACCGTTAGGGATGTCCCCTGTGTATTCCAACGACGGCCAACGCCCTGGCTCAATCCAACCGCGCACGACCGACACCCAAAGGTTGAGGGATGCGCGCAAGAATGACGCGCGATCGGGGTTGGTTGATTCTTGCCTAATTGTGTCCATGTCCAACGTGTGACCGAGTGCAGGATTACCCCACGCCCATGACGCAGGATGCAAAGGGTCAAGGCTTGGGTCAGGCGACCATTCCGCCATGTACATCGTTGACGGTGTTCCCTTGTCAATTGCTCGAATGCCCGCTTCTCTCCAGCGCGCGAACAACACGGATTCTTCGGTGCCAGCTGTGCTGAAAAAGCACGCGAGAGGATTTTTTCTAGCGCGCTGTGCCGGCAACAGACCGCCTTCAACGGCGTCTGGGTTGACGTCAAACAATTCGTCAACGATCACTAGGTCAATGCTCATGCCGTGACCTTGGTTTGGCTTTAATGCTTTGACCCACCATTTGCTGCCGTCTGGCATTGTCGCTTGATAACGGCCGTACGACTTGACAATCTTGGCGCCGTAATACTCCTCAAGGATTGGTGCCAAATCATCAAACAACAAGCAAGCCAAATCCAATCGGTGCGCGCCCGAAACAATGGTTTGTTTCTGTCCACGTATCTTTGGCATTTCGACTAACCAGGCGAGAATTAGTGCCTGAATAATAGTTGTCTTACCATTTTGGCGCGCCACC